TGCCTGCGCGCCTATCGTGAGTGCCTCAAGCAATTGCTCCGCGGAGCCAATTGGGACTTCGCCCGGAAGACCGTCCAGCTCCAACTCTTGGCGGACGCCACCGGCAACACGCCGAACGTCGGGACGATCGTGCCCGTACCATGGGTTTATGAATACGCTCTGCCGACCGATTGCGTGAAGGTCCGGTTCATCCCTTGGAATCAGCCGCAACAGAATCCTGGCATTCCGCCGGGCAACATCACGCCACCCAATCCGGGCTCGCCGATCGTCACGGGCCTAGGCAACCCGCAAGTGGGTACCGGATTCGTCCGTCCCGCCCGATTCGTCATCGCGACGGACGCCAACTACCTGCCAGCGAATCCGGGCTACGACACTCCGGGCATGTCACCCGAAGGGCAGACGGTCATCCTCACGAATGTCCAGAATGCGTTCCTGGTCTACACCGCCCTGATGGACTATCCGAGCGTGTGGGATCCGCTGTTTCGATCGGCGCTCGTCGCGTACATCTCGAGCGAAATCGCGCTGCCGCTATCGCAGGACAAAAAGTTTGGCATCGCCATCCGCCAGCAGCAAATTGTCCTGGCGAAGTCGAAGATCGAGCAAGCGCGGATCCGTGATGGAAATGAAGGGTATTATAGTTCTAATCTATGCGTTGATTGGATGGCCGCGCGTTGGAACGGTGGGGCCGGAGGATGGGGCAACAATTTTGCGGATGGTGGAGGTCCACAGGTTCCATGGGGAGCGGGGTATGGTTTTGACTCGGTGGGATTTGCAGATGGAAGCGCTTACTAGCCATGCGGGCGAGTGAATTCACCAAAGAATCTCTTTGCTGCTTCAGCATATGCTTTGGCTGCGCTCTCCAAGTCTGGAAACACTCCGAGATGTATATTCGTCCCGCCGATCCGCGCTACCCATTTGTTGGCAGCGGTGCTCCAATAAACGCCTTTGCGCCCAGATGTGTTGTCGCTTCTCCGCTTAGAGTTGCCATTATTTTGCGTTCTAGTGGCCATGCGCAAGTTGCAAAATCGATTGTCGCTGCGATTGTTATTGGCGTGGTCTATTTCTTTGACGAAATTTCCCGTCATATAAAGCCACGCAAGTCTGTGCGCTCGGTAGAGTCTTCTGTCTATCCCGATTCTCACGTAGCCTTGACCATCATCCGTCCCGGATATTTCTCCGGCCACAGCATTTTGGCGAGAAATTTTCCATCTAAAAATCCCCGTTTCCGGGTCATAGTCCAGGACTTCGCGAAGGCGTCGGTATGTGATAAGGGGTTTGTCGGTCATCTGTTGGCTCCGATCCGACGGATGATAAGGGGACCGTGGCCGTTTGCACCGGCCATGGCCCCCGCTTTATAACGGGGGCTCGGTTCTTTGGCAACTCCTCTCCTCATTCCGGCCTTTACGAACGGCGAGGTCGCGCCGAATCTGTTCGGGAGGCAAGATCTCGCGAAGTTTCACACGTCCGCCTCCACACTCCGCAACATGTACGTCAACTATCGCGGCGGCGCCTATTCGCGCCCCGGCACGCGGTTCGTCGGCTGGTCGCGCCAGACATTGCGCTCTTTCCCTCCGCGTCTGATTCCCTTTCAGTTTTCGATCAATCAGGGCCTCATTCTTGAGTTTGGCAATCTCTACATGCGCGTCATTTCTGAGGGCGCGTTTGTCACCGAGGCGGACATCCCAATCACCAATGTCACGCAAGCCGATCCCGGCGTCGTCACCGCAGCCGGGACGTCCGGCAATTCAGCAAGCCCGATTAACACGTCGGTCACCTCTTCGTACAATCATGCCGATACGATAGTCTTCGCTGGCGGGGTCTTCACTGATCCTGCGACGGTGCAGGTGCAGGATACGGTCCTGCTCTCCACAGCGGTAGGCGCACGCGGGCAGCACTACGCGCCAAATGACACTGTGACGGTTGCCGGAGGCACTGCAGTCACGCCCGGCGTCGTTACTGTGTCCACGACGGTTCTTGTGGCGGCGACGGTGGCGGCGGCAGGTACGGGCGGCACTCCTGGGAACGCTGTGCTTACGGGGACGACCGGGACCGGCACCAAGTTTCAGGTCGCCGTGACGATCGGTGGCGGCGGGAGTATCGCATCGATAAATTCGATAGTGACGGGCGGCTCTTATACCGTCAATCCAACAAGCCTAACCAATGAGCCGGTCACCGGGGGCGGTCTCGCCGGAGCGCAGCTCAACATCACTATGGGCGTCGGCTCGGTGTTCGTGTCCACTGGAGGAGACTACACGCTGAATCCGGCCGGCGGTGTTCTGACGCAAGCCTCCTCAAGCGGCCTTGGCACGGGCGCCACCTTTCAATCCGCGATCTTTGGGGTGCTGTCCGTCACTTTCACCGATCCAGGGGTCTATTCGACCCATCCGTCCAACCCAGTTAGCCAGGCGTCAACAAGCGGAACCGGCCTCGGCGTGCAATTCACTGTCACTTGGTCAAGTGGCACCGCCAACGGGTTCGTGACCGGAGATTGGGTCTTTATTTTCGGCGTGAGCGGGATGACCCAACTCAACGGCCAGACGTTCGTCGTCAATGTTCTCACACCGACGACCTTTCAATTGTTCGATGTGTTCGGAAATCCAATAGATACAGGACTATTCAATGCCTACACGGGTGGCGGGTTCGTGGCCCGCATCTTCACGCTTCCGACCATCTACAGAGAGACCGACCTTGAATATCTGAAGTTCGTTCAATCGGCAGACGTGATGACGATATGCTGCGTCAATCAGGTGACGGGGACAGAGTATCAACCGCAAGATTTGGCCCGGATCAGCGACATCAATTGGACGTTTACACCAGTTGTTCCAGCCCCGACGATTGCCGCGCCGTTCCTGCAGAACTTCGTGCAAACATTCCCTCCTGGAACTACGGGACCCTTTGGATGCTCCTATGCTTATCAGGCCACGGCCTTCTCTAGGAAGGATGGAACGGAAAGTGTGGCCTCAAATACGAATGCCATTGCCGGCCTGCTCGATATTGCGGTAGCCCCAGGGACCAATTCTCTAACGGTTGATGCGGTGGCGGGCGCCGCCGGATACAATTTTTATAAAGCAGAGCCTTCCTATTCGGGAATACCGCCCCCCGGCGTGCTTTTTGGCTTCATCGGATCGACCCTGGGGACGACATTCAATGATACAAACATCATCCCGGACTTCCAGCAGGTGCCCCCGATCCACAATAATCCGTTTGCTCGCGGGCAAATCCTCTCTGCGGATGTTACCTTTTCCGGCTCCGGATATACGTCTGCCACCGTCCAGGTCAACTCCTTCGTTGGCACCGGGGGCGTGATAGAGGCCATCGTCCAGAACGGAGGCGTCGTCGGGTTGCTGGTAGTCGATGCCGGACAGAACTATTTGCCGTGCTCGATAACGATCTTCGGAGATGGTTCTGGCGCTACTGGAACGATCACGATCGGTCCCGAGAGCGGCACCTATCCGAGCGTCGTTAATTACTTCCAACAACGCCGTGTGTTCGGCAATTCGCTGAACAATCCGGACACCTACTGGATGAGCCAGCCGGGATCGTTCACGAATTTCGACACGAGAATCCCAACCATCGCGTCCGACGCCATCACCGGAAGCCCGTGGGCTCTCCAAGTGAACGGAATACAATGGTTTGTCATCATGCCGGCGGGGTTGGCGACCTTCACCGGACAGTCGGCGTGGCTGCTCGTCGGGTCTGGGAGCTTCGCTACCAACGTCCAGCCGATTTCGCCGTCTAGCCAAGTCGCACAGCCTCTCGCCTTCTCCGGCTGCTCGGCCACGCTACCGCCCATCAAAATCAATTATGACATCCTCTATGTCAGCTCCAAGGGATCGTACTACTTCGACCTCCCCTATCAGTTGTACGCCTTGTCGGAGCCGATCGACCTCACCAACCTGTCCTCGCATCTGTTCGATTTCTTCACCTTCCGCGAGCACACATGGGCGGAGACCCCGAATAAGCTCGTGTGGACGGTGCGCAGCGACAACACACTGTTGACGCTGACGTACCTCAAGCAACAGACCGTTGCCGGCTGGGGGCGGCACGACACGAATGGCAAATTCTGGAGCGTTGCCTCCATCGTCGAGCCGGTCATCGCCACGCAA